GGTGCCACTGGAGCGCAGGGCGCAACTGGTGCGACTGGTGCAACAGGTGCCACCGGAGCCACTGGAGCGCAGGGTGCCACCGGCCCCCAAGGACCACAAGGGCCAGCCGGCACAGGCTCTGGTGATATGGATGACGTTATTGATGACACCTCACCCCAGCTTGGCGGCGACCTAGACCTAAACAGCAACAATATTACTGGCACTGGCAACATCACAGTAACAGGCAATGTAACAGCGACAGGCACAGTTGAGCCTGCTGGCGACACCTCTGCTGGTGACAACGCTGCTATCGGCTATACAGCAGCAGAAGGTCTTATCCTGACAGGACAGGGCAGCACTAGCGACATCACGCTAAAGAACGATGCAGACGCTACAGTAGCGTTTGTACCAACTGGTACGGATGATTTAAGATTTCCAGATGACGCTCAGATTCAAATGGGGGCATCTGGTGATTTAGTCATGTATCACAATGGAAGTAACAGTTTCATTGAAGATAATGGAACAGGAAATTTCCTGATTACCACGAACGGTAACAACATCACTCTTATGAAAAACCAAGCCGAAACAATGGCTGTTTTTAAGACGGATGATGCGGTTGAATTGTATCACGACAACTCCAAGAAATTTGAAACCTCCTCAACTGGCGTGAACATTATCGGAACACTTAAGGCTAGTGGTAGCACTCCTACATTGAGCGCAATAGGGCTTAATGCTGCCGGAACTCTTTTGCAAACGCAATTTACTCAGACTGATGCCACCGCAACTTTTACGCCAAGTGGGGCTTTATCAAGAACTTTAATAACGAACTTGGCAGTTTCCATAACTCCCACATCAACGAGCAGTAAGATTATGTTAACTGCACAAGTTGGTTTTGAGGTTACTGGAAATATGGCAAATATCGTTTTTGGTTTTGACCGTGGCGGTACGAGGATTGGAGCGTCTGCTGCTGGAAATAGAAATGTTGGTATTTTAGCCCCCTACATCGGGTTCCACAATGATGCAACATCATCACTCGAAGGCATCAATTACACGTTTTTCGACACACCATCAACTACATCAGCAGTTACATACACCGCTGATTTTACAATCAATGGAACTCAAACACTTCATTTAAACAAAACAGTAAATGACTCAGATGACGGTGACCATGAGCGCGTAGTTAGTTTCATCATGGTGCAAGAGATAGCTGGATAATAAGGACAATACTAAAATACAGCCAGTGCAGGTGACACAATAATTTTTTTGAATGAGGTGTACAATGTTCAGTAGCATAAAAAGGATTTTGCACACACTTGGGAGGACATTCATGCCACATCTTTACGACTTAAACCCTCAGCTCAAGAAAGAGCCGACGGTAACTGTAGCCAAGAAAGCTGCACCTAAAAAGGCAGCGGCCAAAAAAGGACGGCCCAAGAAAAAATGATGGACCTGGTTCATATCATAGACGGATTGATAGGCGTTGTAGTTCTGGGCTTTGGCTATTGGGCCTCGACGTTGGCGGCTGAGGTAAAGCGCCAGGGCATTCTGCTGTCAAAGACACGCGAAGAAACAGCATCAACTTATGCCAGCCGGGCAGAGCTGCGCGATGAGCTGCGAGCCATGACGGAGTCATTCATCCGTCTGGAGCAAAAGATAGAGCGACTGTTTGAACGGGCCGAATGATGTGGAAGCGATTGTTGCATTTGCCCTTTATGTTTTTGTGGATGGTAAGCGGGTGCCAGAGATAATGCGGTTCCGAGACATAAATGAGTGCGTGTTCTTTGCCAAGAAACTCCATGCCCAGGGCCATGAGATAACGGCCCACTGCGTACCTGAGGCTGTTTCTAAGGATATGAGGGTGTACTGATATGGACCCGGTCACCGCTGCTGCCACCGCTGCTAGTGCCTTCAAGGCAGTCCAAAAAGGTTTTCAGTTAGCCAGGTCCATCGAGGATATGGCATCGGACCTCTCAAGGTGGATGGGTGCGTTATCTGACCTAGAACAGGCCGAAAAAGAGGCTAAGTCACCCCCCCTGTTCCGACGACTGTGGCCCGGTTCATCAGTCGAATCTGCTGCTCTCGAAGCTCTCGCCGCCAAAACCAAAGCCGAGGAGGACAGAGCGCAGCTCAAGCAATACATCCAATATAGCTACGGCCAATCAAAATGGGATGAGCTGGTTCGCATGGAAGGGCAAATCCGAAAGCAAAGGCAACAGACAATTTACAAGCAGCGGGAACTCAGACGGAAGTTCGTTGAGATTGTTGCAATCATTGCGACTGCGATTACCGGCATAGGCATCTTGGTGTTGTTTATTTTGTGGCTACGGGGGTTGGCTCAGTGACACCCAAAAAGCTAGAGGCTGACAGCGAGTTTTCCAAGTATGACATGGACGGGGATGGGATTGTTAGTGACTTGGAATTGGAGAGAGCGCGAGAGATACGGGAGGTTGAGGACCGCTCAAGGAAGCACCTGGCCCAGCTCCGGCTGGCTCGATACAGCCTCATAGCTATCGGCGTTTACACTCTGCTTTTGTTTGCACCTTTCATTCCTGATGAGCGCATCAAATTGCTGAGCGCAGTATCAGACCTTTTTTACATCAGCCTCTGCTCAGTGGTCGGGGCTTATATGGGATTCACTACCTGGATGGATAGGAAATAAAATGCTCGGAGTTTTAGCAAGCATCCTCGGCAACGGCGAGGTCATAAAGAAAGGCATGGACCTAATTGATGATGTCCACTCTTCAGATGAAGAGATGGAGCGGGTCAAAGCGCAAGCCAAAATAGACACCATGAAGGCCTACGCACCTTTCAAAGTAGCCCAGCGCTGGCTGGCTTTGATGTTCACTGCCACGTTTCTGCTGTCGTTTGCCTTGGTCCTGGTGATGACGTTGATGGGGGAAACAAATATTCCTGACGTGAAACAGGTCATCGATGATTTCTACCTGGGTGAGGCCATGCTTACCATTCTGGCGTTCTACTTTGGCGGCGGGATGCTGGAGGGCGTGGTTGGCAAAGTGAAGGAAAAGAAATGAACCAGAATTTTGAGCAATGCCTGGAGTGGCTGCTTGAGCATGAGGGTGGATTCGTGAATCACCCAGATGACCCCGGCGGCATGACCAACAAGGGAATCACCGCGCGGGTTTACAGTCAGTGGCTATTTGACTCATTGGACGTAGATGCTGAGATGACCGAGGAGCTGATGCGAAACATCCCAGATAGTCACGTTGGTCAAATCTATAAGCAAGAATATTGGAACAGGCTGTGTTGCGACAAGCTGGCGGCAGGCTTGGATTGGTTTGCATTTGATTGGGGTGTGAACAGTGGGACAGGAAGAGTTGCCAGGACTTTGCAGAAATGTGTGGGTGCCACAGCAGATGGAGCCATAGGGCCGCAAACCCTGGCAGCAGTAGCCTCAAAGCCGGCAAGTGAACTGGTGGAGGAACTGCATCAACGGCGTCAAGTATTTTACGAGCGGCTAAAAACCTTTGAGACTTTTGGGAAGGGCTGGACGCGACGCAACGATGAAACCAGGGAGCAAGCAATGGGCTTGATAGAAGCATGAGAAAGTTCGCCAAGGTTCCGAAGGACAAGAAGAGCGGCCTCCCCTCCAAGTACGTCCGGGGTAGCAAGAACCCTGACAAAACCCGTTCTGAAATCAAACGGACCCGTCGGCTCTACAAAATGGGCAAGCTGACGCCGGCAATGATGGACAAGATAAGCAAGGAAAGGAGCAAGACCTGATGGCGGCACCAGAGAAATATAAGAAGATGTTCGGGGCTGAACGGGCCAACAAAATTTATAGACGCGGATTGGGTGCCTACTATTCATCAGGCAGTAGAGCCGGGATGTCGGCACATGGTTGGGCAGTGGCGCGGCTCAAAGCCCACGCAAAGGGCAAGGCCACGGTCAAGAAGGCAGACGGTGATTTATTTAGAAAGAAGAAAAGCTAATGGCAAAGACAGCAAAGAAAGAGAAGTTTGATAAGAAGGTAGCTGCCAAGGCAATGACGCTGATGAAAGAGGGCAAGCCCCGCAAGCAAGCGTTTGCCATCGCCTATGGCATGGTTGGTAGCGGCAAGGCTAAAGGATAGTCAGGGACCGCGCCCTGCCCGGCATCTTCTCTATCCAGCCCCGCTCCTGGAGGACATCGAGATACCGCTGCACAGATGTCGGGCTGCTACGTTCTGGCAAGACTTGCTGTCCATCGACCACGCCCCGGCCTATCTCTCTGACAGACGGGTAGTAGCCGTTGACCTTGTGAAACAGCCGCAAGAAATTAAAGACCTGTTGCTGTTTGGGTGTCAGTCCAGCCTTCATCAGCTTGCTCCTTTTCCTCAACAGATAAACCGGCGTTGTATTTTTTACGCTTTTCTTTCAGCTCGTCACCAATGGTCATGTCGATGATGCTCAGGACGTACTCGTTGTCTTGCTCCAGCTCCTTTAGCTTTGTCCGTCGCTCAGCGTGTGGTAGCGAACACTGCCGCATACTCAGCATCAGCTCACTGTAACGCTCGACCCAGCCCTGCTCATCCTTAAAAGACTCAGGTTTTCGGCCCGGAATGTTCAAAAACAGCGTGTCTGATTCTTTGCTGCCTTTGCCGGCGTTCTCAGGCTCACTGACAGCCTCTAGTATATTTTGTATCGTATCGCCCTTAGACGATACTTGTGGGGCTTGTACGGCCTCGACAGCACTGGTTTTTTTCGGCTCTGGATAGTCTTGCGCTTCTTCCGTCGTGATGATGCCCTTCAAGGCATCCGGGAAGGCATCACGCAGGGCAAAGCCCCTAGCCCGCAGCGCGAGCATCCTGTTTGGATACAGCTTCCAGGCACCTCCCTTGTTTATCAGGCCGGCAGTGCTGGCCTCGGCAACTGAAAAGGTGCGCTTGGTTGTCTCGACCTCACCGTTGCGGAGCTGGCGCTTGATTTCACAGACGGCAACATCTCCATCCATGTATTCCTCGCAGCCGCGATAGTCTGGGTGGCTCTTGCACAATGCCAAGGCACTGTCCCCCCAGATTGTGGGCTTTCCATTTATGACGCTGATGTTCTGTAGCGCTTGCATTGGGGCAAGGCCTACTTCATAGCCCCATTGGATAGCGACCAGCGTGTTGGCCGGCTTGCCCTGGTAGTCCTTAGGGACCATGCCCGACTTGCAAATAGTCTCCGCAAACTGCATAGCCTCGCTTAGATTTGTTGGTTCCAACATTGTCATCTTGTTACTCACAACTGACCTCCTTCAATGTAAAGCTGTGGCTCTCAATCATCTCATCTGTTTCAACCATCTGCTTTCTGGGTTTGGTTACTGTCACTGATTTAATTACGAAGCCGGGCAGCTCCGCATGTTCGACGCCGAGCGCATCGAGCGCATAGACGATGCCCTCCTTCTGTTCTCCCTTCAGCTTCTTCCACTTGGATTCCTCAGCCGCTGCTGTCAAATAGTCACGGCACATCTGCGCCAGGTCGCTGTTTGTCTCTGGCAATCTTTCGGTAATGTCTACCGGCTTGATGTCGTCGTTATCAGCAATGGGCGGGTACTCTCCATCCGTATCGACCAGCTCCCAAAACTCCTGGTAGGCCTTGAGCATGACCTCGATGAGCCGTTCATCTTTTGGCACAGGATAGATGTTGAGCTTCCCCTTCTGGTCCGCGCAAACAATGATGCCCCAGCCCAGGCTAGTGCAGACTAGCTGGTGCAGCACTTGAAATATCCACTCCGGCTTGGGCTTGCCCTGATGGTAGTAGTCAGTCTTGACCTCACAGATGCCCTCACCCTCAAAGGTATAAGTGACTTGCATTTTGTTAGTCAGGATAAGCTGATTGTGATGCAAGTTAATCACCCGGTCCACCGAGCTGGCAATGCGGAGGTCAGGCCTACGGAACGAATCGCGTGGCTCCCACATATCTATTTTGCCCTTGACCATGTCTTCCAGGACTTCATGCGCCCAGCTCGCAACCGCCGGCTCCATGTGAGTGCCGCGCCTCAACGCGTTGTGGTTCTTGATTCGGTCAATGGTCTCGACCCCGGCCTTGGCCATCTTGGTGTCATGCAAGATATCATGCCGGGTTTGGAAAGCGGTTTTGTGCAACACGATTGCACCAGCCGCGCTGCTACCAATCTCGGTGGCGGTGTCTGTCAATTTTGGCATCAGACACCCCCACTGTTGGCGGCGTAGCACACATCATCGAGCGCACACATGAACCAAAATAAGGCCCAAATTTCAAAGAGAAACACTGCAATCAGGATTCCTGCCCCGACAGCCTTGGCTGTCTGCCAGGCCAGCCTGCACAGGCTGAGCTGATATCCAGTGTCCACTGGGAGATTATACATTATGCGACAAAACTTCATTCAATCCTCCACTGAGCTTCAAGTTGTAGGTTGGGTAAACTCTAGACGTATTTTGTCAGAGACCATACCCATCGTCTGGCTTTTGATGGGGTTCGTTCAAGTCCTCGCGCTCCTGTAATCTATCGTGACCGTTGCGGTCTATCAGGTGCGGGTCATAGACTAGCATCTCTGCCCCTCTTATTCGCGGGTCTCTTGGCTTGGCTTGCGCCAGGTGCTTGTTGGCACCGACAATGACACCCTGGGCGTGAAGTAATTTATCGACGTTCCGCGCTGAGTTCAAACCCCGGATGCCCTTAAGCTGCTCCACCAGCTCCTCCAGAACATCGATGCTCAAATTGAGATGTTCGATATGCCACATCTGGATTTCCAGCCGGCGCTTGTAGACCATCAGGCCGTGACGCATGGCTCGAACCGTGGGGTTCATTTTCAGTTTCTGTTTGCGGGTTGTCCTCATCAACTCACTCCGTACTCTTTCTGTAGCAGTTTTGTCCGGCGAACAAAATGTCAACCAGATTGTCGTAATAGCGAAAGCTGCTTGTCAGGTATTGCCTTGAAATTGAATAACGCGCCATGAGCTTGAACAAAACCTGTATCGATAGACCTTTGGTAGTGCATAACCCCATAAAGCTCAAAGGCTTCAACCACTGGATTTGTTCCCTGGTAACGATTTGCATTACCACATGGGCGTCTGGTTACCGGGCATGTTTTGGTCGCCCAGCCCTCCTCTACGCATTCATTAAGCATCTTTAACGTGGCTTGCCGGGATGTATGAATCAGCCGAGAGGTCTGTGCAATCGTGACAAGCTGGTTGTCAATCACTGACAAGTAAAGCACCCGCGCCAGCGAATTTTTTTGTGGGGTTGAATTGAAATATCTCTGGAGTTTTGTGTGTATCCTGGTGTTACGCTCGTTGTGGAATGCGAGTTGAGTGGCTGCAAGCTGGCGGTAATACGCCCTCCACAGCAGATTTTCTGTGCTATCTGGTGGACCCATGGGTGGGTTGATATACCCCTCCCCCCAGCCAAGGCCCTGGTTGGATTTACGGTCAGCAGATAGTTCGCGTTGATTGTCGTCCATTACTTTGTTCCTTTCATTCTGAGTGCGTAGTTTCTGACAGAGCTAGCGTGCCATTCGGTCGGCCGGGCAATGTCCGGGTTGCGGCGACGTGAGGGCGGTGCCACCTTCATGCGGTTTAGTTCACGGGCTATGCCCCGGTAGCTGACCCCCTGCTCCAATAAGCTCGACATGATTGGCCAGATGTCCTTGGCCCTTGCATCAGCCCTTGCCTTGGAGACATCAGCTCCCTTCTGACCGGCTTCAGCCAGGCCGTCATGCACACCGAGGCTGGTGATGGTGCGGCCTTCCTTGGTCACATAGCTGCCCTTGTCGGCAATTTCATTCTTGATGCGGTCCAGTGCCAGCTTGGTGCGCGAGCGGATTTGCTGGCGCTCATGCTGAGCAAACATGGCTTTGAATCCGACAGTGGTCTCATCCAAGGTTGGGTCGTCGACCACCACCAATTTGATTTTGCCGGAGCTGACTTCCTGCTCAAAGAAGCGCAAGGCCTCCCATTGCTTACGGCTCATCCGGCTAAGAGAATAGATGACCATCGTGGCCCCGGTCTTGCGGCAGTGCTTCAAGCAATCCTGTAAGACTGTGCGGTTGTGCCAATCCTCGCCGGAGCTGACCCCCTCTTCCCGGAACCACTGGACATCCTGCTTGCCGCCATTCAGCCAGGCGGTGATGCCATGCTCCTGGTTGGCCACGTCTTGGTCGTCGTTTGAGACCCGGACATAGCAAGCAAACTTGCCGTCCTTGCTTTCGCCATGGTCAGCTCTGGTTGTGGTTAACATTTTGTCCTCCTAGCGATTTACCTGTTTCGTACTTGTTCTGTACGTCTTCATTAACAGATAGCACTGTGATAGCAATTGTACAAGACCTAGATGTATAAATAACAATAGGAACACCTAAATGTCTGAAAACGTGACACTATTTTGCAGGATTGATGAGGGATTGAAGGCCCAGCTCAATGCCAGGGCAAAGGCAGAGCGGCGTTCAACGGCATCATTGGTCGAACATTTATTGCGCGAGGCACTGGCTGAGCAAGACACCGAGCAGCTTGAAAGAGCTGAGAGAGCTGCCGGCCATGTCGCCTAGCAAGTTTAAAAACAAAAAGGTCGAGCTGGATGGCTATGTATTCGATAGCCAGGCTGAGGCAAAGCACTACAAGCACACCCTCCTGCCCCGCCTTGAGGCAGGAGACATCACGCATCTGGAGGTGCATCCACGCATCAGATGCGAAATCAACGGGAGGAAAGTATGCGACTATTTAGCGGATTTCAGATATTTCGACAGAGCAGCGAGCGGTCCAGACGGCCAAGCTGGTTGCCAAGTCGTGGAGGACGTGAAGGGATTCAAGACGGATATCTACCGGCTGAAGAAAAAGCTAGTCGAAGCTTTATATCCCGGAACGAAAATCTGCGAGATATCGCCCCGACTTTATCGGTCAAAGACATTGTAATCGCTGTCTCGGAATATTCCGGGGTGCCGACCCAGGCCATCCTGGGCAAGAGCCGGGTCCGGGAGCTGTCACGCCAGCGCTTCCTGGTGTGCCTACTGGCGCATGAATTGAGCTATCAGTCGCTGATGAACATTGGCCGGGCGCTGAACCGGGACCACACCACGGTGTATTATGGGGTCAAGCGATACCGGGAGTTGATGCTCGACGATGCCAAGCTGGAAAAGGCCTACAATGATTTATATACCCTCCTGAAGGGTCCGGCCTAAAACTATGGCTAGGTCGTACAATATGCAGAAGGCACCTATGCCAGTTGATTGGGACAGGAAGCTGGCCCAGGGCGAGGCGTTTGAGCAGCGCATCATCGAGCTGTTTGAAAGCCAGGGCCATCAGGCATGGAAGCCC